ACCCGGTTGCACTGGCGCTGCGATTTTTCTTTGTACAGAAGCATCACTTCCACCTGACATTTCAGCTATCGCCACCATGTGTTGTTGTAGACCATCAGGAACATCACCACCAGAAAAAACTTCATTAGATTTGCGACTATTGGACATTTAATTAACTCCTATGATTAATTTTATTTCATTAACAATCATTAGTTAATTAAATGTCCAACTAAATTTATGACCAAATTTTACAATTTTACTATTCTTCCATCACAAAGTCTATTTAAGAACGGTTCATTACTAGAATCTCGATGTTCTGTGAACATATGAGAATAATACTTCTTTCCACAGATCTCACATACACAATCACCCGATGCACGAACAAAATTATACTTTTCTTTTTCTAATCAAATTTCTTCAAGAAACTTTTCAATATCATTCATAATCTTTTCTTTGGTGAAATATATTGTACTTCCTGCCATTCATTATATTCACATACTAATAAATCATGTACAACTGGAGGTGTAACAAAAGAATCAAATAAATCTACAAGACAATTTTCACATAAAGAAAACATATATGACGTACAATCATCAAGCACAGAAGACTCATATCCACCAGTCACACGTGCATCAATTAATCCATAATCATTATACCTGTCGTCGAGTGGAATAGAACACGATTGTCCACATTTATTACAAAACTTTTCCTTAGACATCTTCAACAATATTTTCCTTTTGTTTCATTGTCATTAATTTGTTACCTACACCCCAAAGTGCAACGACGCCAGCGTCAATAACAACTTGCTTTTGGTTACGACCGTTCTCAAGATCAGCTTTAAATTGAAAGCGATTAAACTTATTTACGAAATCTGTCCACCATAATCGAGGCCCAGTTGACTTGTTCGACACTTCAAACCCAGCTTCAAGATACGCTTTACCTTCACCAACTCGAGAATCAACATATGTCACAAGTCCCTGCTTACCATTTTCAACTGCATACTCAAAACACGCTTTCGTAAGCTTACCAATCCACCCATGAACATGACAAGTCGGTCGAGATGCCGAACGCCCGATCTCAAAAAACTCTTGGTAGCGCTTATGGAACGCTCGACGAAGTGACTGTGCTGCAACAACACGTCCACTTGGATCAATCAAACCAAAAGCAACAGTCGAATTTACGTCGCCCTCAAGATGTGAATCGTTAAAAAATTCCTTACGTTCAACAACAGTAAGCTTACGAAGTTCAAGCTTACGACCAAAGTACGTATCCTTTACTTGATGTAACCGATGTTTGATCATGTCTTTAATAAGATCTTGCTTATCACGCCATTCATCTTCATAAATCATAAACAACGTAATATCATTCGCCTGACAAGCTTCTAATTTCTTTTGATGATACGACTTGTCACTTATTTGATTCTCACAATGCCAATAGAAATTATTACATTCAACAGCGAGCTTAAACGCCGGAACCCAGACGTCAACCTTATAGTTAGGAACTATACCAGCAACGTCGTACTGTGCTTCAACACCACAAGTTAGAATAAAGTCTAAGATCTCTTTCTTAAAGAGAGACTCGTCTGCTGGAATAAAGTTTTCGTGTTTAATTGGTTCTTTGTGTTTTGATGATCGTTGTCCCATGATTATTTGTTTCCTTTATTTATTATTTTTCTGTTCTTTAACATCGAATATTTAGAATTGATTCTATAGGTATCTAGCTATTGTATTTGATTATATCAATAAATGGTTTCTTGTACACTCGAGAGGGAGAAAATTAAACAAATTTCCAAAAATATCCACCGGCACTCTTTCTAACTCCTCTACAAACGGCTGACACATTTGGAATTTTTAATTCTTCATACATTTCTTTTATTGAATTAAAAATTCTTATAGTTTCTCGAGTTATTAAATCACACATTGCAACTCGTTTAAATTTTGATGCATAATTAATGTTCCAATTATTTTTCATTTTATCTTTTGTTTCATCATCCCACCCGTACATTTCATTGCCTTTTTCTTCATCTACAAACTTCCAGCCAAATCCGCCGGCCGATTTTAGTCTTCCTTTACAACACATTCCTATGTTTAAAATTCCTGTTTCGAATTGAGCATATGAAATCGCATCATATCGTTCAATTTCTTCATTTGTTTTAAGATTGAATTTAATAACAGCTTTGCCTAAAAGCAATTTTGTGGATTGAAGCATAGGTATTCCTTTTCTTAAAAAGGAAATTAATTTACGCGTCTCAATAGAATACACATAACCTGTTGTTCCTTCTCCACCATCGGTCATATTATAACCAACGGGTGTTTTAGTATTCAAAAGTTTAATATAATATTTTTCAATGTCATTTAAAGAAAATTCATCAATATTATGTAATATAATTGCAACTTCAAAATTGTCTATTCCATAACAACGAATTGAACCATGAATTGCATATTCAGAATTTCTTTTAAATGCTTCATGTATATGTCCACCTAATCTATAATAAAATTTTCCTTTTGTTTTGCCAATATATAATTTTTGTGTAATTTTATTACGCAAACAATAAATTCCACATTTTGTTTTAATTTTTCGAATATTTTGTAAAGGTATCCAAATTAATGAATTTAACATAGTTTCATTATAAACAACAATCGAGTTGCTTACACATAGTACATATACATTTGGCTAGTAAAGTATATCACAATACTAGCCAAGTTACATCATGCACAAAACACAAGAAAGGTATATAATATAATTATACTCAGATTAAAATTGGAGCGCACAGTTGTCATAACGCAGCGTTAGCGTTATTTCAGCGAGTGTGCCATCTTCATACGTTAAGTCACCAAATGTGACATTCGTAAGAAATGCACCGCTGTAATCCCACAAGCTGATTACACTACCAATTGGATCTAGCTCTTTAATTTGTAAATTGCGTTTATAAAAGTCTGCGTATCCGGCTCGACCACTAATACTTTCAAAATGTAAACGAATCCATTCCATGACTTGTTGAGCACCACTTGGTGCGATTGGATCATGAAGAGTGACATTCATTGTACCAAACTTTGTAAGACCAGCAACGTACCTACGTGAATTAATAAAAGGAATTTCAACTTCTTCTGTTTCATAAGTAGGTCGAGCAGCTGTTTTTATGATATATGCATCAATACCTTCTATAAGTAAAACAAAGCGATTCTTCCGTTTTGGTTCGAACTGCCGGGGTAGCATTGATGTAACGTCTAGTGTTTCTGCGGCCATGTGTAATATACTCCAATCATTAATTATTATATTGTAAACTATTTATCTTAAAAATTTAGTGGTGGATTAAAATCACCTCTACCAAATTTACGATTCTGTAAACGCTCTCTGACTTGATCAATTATATTGTGTGGTACTTTATGATCACTAAGCGTATCACATAAATGATCAATAAATCTAGGATCACTTGGATCTTCAGAAGTTATTCCAAGATCTGTTGCAACTAGTTCAAATAACATCATAACGGCTAGATAAATTTCGTTTGAAGTCCATGTCATGGGATCATAATTTTCAAGTGGATAATTGATAAGACTAATATCACGATTCCCACTTATTCCAGGTTTACCACCATGGTGTTCATCAAGAATCGATTCCCTAATCAACGACTTTAATTTTCCTATTGTAATTTTCATTATGCACTCTTACGTTGAATGTTATCAAATGCTGCATCAACATCGCTATCATCAACTTTTTCATCACCTTGTAGATCACCAAACGCATTATCAGTATGTTTCTCTACGTCAACATCGGCGACTGGATTTTCTACGCCTGCGAGTTCAATAGCTTTATTAACAAGTCCATCAGCGTCGCCCACCTTCATCATTTGGCGAGCTTCATCATCTTGCATTAGACCCTTAATTGCATTATCCCAATTAAAATCGCCAACTTTAATATCTGGATTTTCTGCTCGAAAATGATCAAACCCACTTTCAAGTTCTTTTTTAAGAGCTGCGAAATTAACAGCTTCATTAATCTTACAATTTCGTTTAAATACTTCTTTAAGAGTTTGTTTTAAAGAGAAACGAGCGACTTCTTCTTTAATTATTCGTTTTACTTGACCAAGAGTAATTTTTTTTGTCTCTTTTAGTTCAGTCCATTTAAACCCGTCCCAAGTAGACTTACGACCATTCGATAATGCTACTACTTTATCATCATTAAATGTAAATTTTACAGAAGGATCATTTCTAATTGAGTATGGTAATTTTTGTGCTGCTTTTGGATGTTTTTTAACAAGTTCACGGTACTTAATTGTTTCGTTTAAAGTTAAAGAATTATTTCTTTTTGACTCTTGTTGTCTTGAGTGACTTAACATATTATCTTTTCCAAATGCATCATCCATTTCTAACCATTTNCGACCAGTCCAAATAAANTCNCCACCNANATCATGTTCAGCACATAAGTGATTATTGTTATCNTAATAAAATNTCAATGCACTATCGTTTTGATATGAACTTGGTAATGCATCATAAGCTTTTTTGTTTTCTTGTTCAAGTTGTTGAAGATTCATTGTTTCATGTGATGCTTGAATTTTTTCTTGTTCTTCATGTACAATTGTTTCAAGAAGATTCTTAAACGATTTTGCATTAAGTTTTATTGACATATCTATATTTCCTTTTATTAAATATACGATAAACGCGAGAGTTTTATGTCCCGCGTTTATTTGACTTTCTATTTTTCTATTTGTGGATCAAGATGTTTCCATGCTCTGTTTACTATGATCCTACATATCATGTCAGGTGTTACACCAAACTTATCAGCAAATCTAACATAAAATTCTTTTTTAGTACCATCATGTTTATGTTTTAATTTTAAATCTGGACGTTCTACGTTCCATGTTGTTTTTATTTCAATAACATTATCTTCATTCATTTTTGCCTGAGAATTATGTGAACCCTGACGTAATAAACTCATTTTATATTGAAACTGTTCATCTTGCCACATTTTTAATGAACTTATACTTATTTTATCTTTCGTTTCTTGACTTGCAGGACCTTTATTTTTAGATGATAACTTAAATTTATCAGACTTTTTTAAACCTATACCAATATTATTGCGATGTTCTTCTGTAAGTTCTCTACCGTTTAATGTTTCACTTATTTTATCTTTTGTTTCTTGCAACGTAACATGACCCATTAATGAATTACGAATTTTATCTTTTGTTTCTTGAGTTACGTACGACTGTGAACCACCTCCACCATCTGTTAGGTTATAACCATTACCACTTGGGTAACGACGAATATTTGTTTGTAATTTACTAATCCAAAATTTCTCTCTATTGATTAGATTGTCAATATAAGTTTCTTCTATTTTTTCTATTGAAAAATGTTCTTTCCCAAACGCTTTAATATCACAATGTAAAAAATCATCATCTTTACAACGTGAAGACAATCTTAAATGTTCAACCCATCGAATCTTTATATCTCTTTTTGTTTGACCAACATAAAATCTATTATTTAATAGATTCTTTATAAGATATATAAATCCAATGGATTGTTCATTCATTTAATAATTTTATTATGTTTGATTAATATTGTTAACAACAGCAAAATCAAGAGAAACAAATTCTACGGATTTTGTGGGCTGTACCCATATTTTACCACGTAACGTATTGTTCTCAATATCTTGTTGAGTCGTTGTACTCGAATCAATTATAATCTTGAATCGATCAAGACCTGACAATTTTTGGATTCGTTGTAGACGTGGAGTAACTGCTGCACTAAATTTAGCAAGAGTTGCTTCTCGACTAGGTTCGAACACAATTGTATTTGCAATCGCTCGAACTTGACGACGTATATCAATTAACAACCTACGTACATTGACTCGATCGAGTGAACTTGCAGCTTGTTGAAGAGTACGTTGACCCCACACAACTACACCACCTTTCGGACTTGTTCCAGAAGATGCATTACCAGGGAATGAAGTAAGTGGATTGATATTTACATCGTACAATGAATCCATATTGTCTTTAGACAACATCACTTTTGTTTCAAGTACGCTTTGAAGCGAACCACGATTGAACCCAGCCGGTGCAAACCACGGATGACCAACTTTGTCATTTTGTGCCATTGCGCCTAATACGACAACAGAAGGTGGAACAAAAAGATTTGTCTTTGTTATAGGATCTGTTACAAGAGCGTCTGGAAAATATGCTGCACCAAAGCTATTATCAACAGCACGAGATGCAAAGTTTGTTGCTGTTCCTGCAACACTTATTTGTTGTGAACCTGACAAAACGAGATTATTTTCAACATCTATTTCTTCAATGTCCATAACGTATAGAGCATCAAAGCGTGTTTGTGTTGCATCGAGCGCATAGTCAGTAACAAGTGGATTACGAATTCCAGGAATTGCAACAAGTTGTATGTCGGTTGAAACAACGTTACTCATAATATCAATTGCTTTTTTATATGCTTTAACATTCGGACCGTTTGTTTGACCACGATTTACGTCGCCCGCGTCAGCTGTCACGGCGACATTGTTTATTTCACTCTCATCACGATCAAATATATTGACTCCGTTGTTTCCACCTTGCATCAAGAAATTGAACTTTAAGAATCGTCGGTTCGCTTGAACACAATCTTTTGCTTGAACACCACGAGTTTTTGCTGTATCATCTGCTGTGATATTACCCATTCGAACATAAGTTGCATTATCCCATTCATTTGGATCGGCTGTTCCGGCTGACGATGTGACAACTTGAATATTTTCTAATGTAAATAAACCATTATTAAATCGATCAGAATCAATTATTCCTAGTTCATTTGTGTCAACCGCACCAGCATTATCACCTTCAACAAAGTTAATTACGTTCGTCATAAACGTTGGAAAATATTTTGCATGAGTCAATAGAGATTTATTCTTCAACGTTGATGCATTTTGTGTAGTTACACTAGTAATATGTTCAAATTGATATCCCCAATAGTACTGTGATTGAACTTGAGTTTTAACTCCTGTACCTTGTGTAATGCTGCTTCTAAATGTAATAGGAGGAGTGACAGCATTCTTTATCCAAGACGCACCGGAAGCTGCTAAAGGTGCAGAACCAGATGTGACTAAATGGTCTGGACCACGGATACCAAAAGGTAAAGCTGTTGGATCAACAGACTCATCTTGAATATCTGTCGACATTTCAACTCGAACTATATTCGATTGATTTTCATATTGTCCTTCAACAACAAGTTTTTGTTCAGCTTCTGAGCGATCAAAATCATAATATCCATACGCATCACCGATCACTTTTGCAATATAACGATCTGAATTTTGATCAAGAGTCATACCCCTGAAAGCTTCAATAACTTTTAACTCTGTATCACGGTCATTTATGTCACGAACAACAACATCAAACGAACCATATTTGTTATTTGGATCAGTAGAATTCACAATGTTTTCAATAGAAAACTTGTATTTTGTTGATATATCACTACCAGCTGATAGTGCATGTAGTTTAAATAAGTTATATCGAGTTCCACCAAATAGTTGTGAAACAACCCAAGGTGTTCGAGCGTAAGTAAAGCGATCTTCAAAGTTTTCAAAGTTTGGAACATATTCACTTCCAACATTTCTACCAAGAGAACTTGTTGTTAAGAATGCAATATTTTCCATTCCAGCTGCAATTCCCGTTCCAGTACGATTGAATACGCCAGTACCTGTTACGTATGCTGTTGCAGGATATACGTCGTAATTTGCATATAAATAATGTCCAGCTTGTTGAATATTAAATGGATCTGTATTTAAAACATTTGCAAAATAATTTGGCGCAGTCATATCAAATGATGCCGTCAATACATTAGGATACAACGGATTCGTACCTTTATGTCCATTCAATAAAATTGTAAATTCTTGTTTACTCGTAGTTCCATCAAGCAACACAACAGAACCTGTTATAGACCCTTTAGCTGTCGCATCTGTTGCTATTAATGTTGAAGCAGGAGCGGTCGATACGGGTAAACCATATGATGATGATAAACGAGCAAGTACACCAGAAGGAGTCATTAGCACACCACGAACAATTGGTAATGCATTAACAGAAACACCGGCCAAATGTAATCCAACCGAACTAAATACAGATGAACCAGCTGACTCTGACATCAAACAACCTAACACATAAGTTCTGCCCAAAGAACCGTTTGCATTTGCATAAGTATTACTTGCTAGAAAACCGTCAGAAGCACGAGGAAGTTGTTCTCCTACAACAAACCCGGCGCTTGTAACTGTGCCAGCAAGATTCCCATCAACATTTCTTTGTTTACCGTCGCCTGTTCCAAGTACACGAACAAAAGTTGCAGCGCCGGAATTTTTTAACCATTCTTGAACTGCAAGTGGACCAAATTTTTTACCATCTGTATTACCAAATTTTGCAAAAAAATCGTCAATTACACCAACTGTAACGGGTACAAAAGCCGGACCAGACAAAGATGTGCCGATAACGCCAGCAGGTATACCAATGGGTTGTTGTTGAACTGGTGCCGAGAGATCAATTTCTTTTGCTGTTACAGCTGCACTACCAAATCTCAATTGTGTCATTTAAATCTCCAATAATTTTAAATATGGTTTTATGCTCTCATTAAATGAACGTAACACCATTTCTTGTAATAATAAAATCAATTGCAATAAATTCAAACGATCGTGTAGGTACAACAAGTATTCTACCGTTTAACTTATTAAGTGCAATATCCTCTTGCGTATTGTTTGACTCATTCATAACAACTTTAAATTGTTCAATGCCTTGTTGCGTTTGTACAATTGCAAGTTGAATTGTACTTTGTGATACAAAATTATTACGAACTTCAGGAGTATTTTGTTCAAAAACAAGTTTACGTGCTGTTATGATTATGTTACGTTTAATCTCTAGAATCATGCGACGCACATTCACACGGTCTAAAGACGATTTATTAATTTGTAATGTTTTTTGTCCCCAAATGACGAATCCTTGTCGAGGGAAAGTTGCAATAGGATTAATTCGAGCGTCACTCAATAGATCACGATCACTTACGTTTAAACGAACTTTCACATTTTTAACAAAATCCAACGAAGCTCGATTAAAACCAGCTGGCGCGAACCATGGATAACGTACTTTGTCATTAAATGAAAGTGCACCCAAAGCGGCAACTGATGCTGGCACGGTAACTCTGCGGGAATTGTCAGCGTCATCAATAACAACTTCTGGCCAATATGTACCTACATAATTGTTATCAATTGCTCGAGAAGAAAAACTCGATGCTGTCTTATTTACAGAAGGTTTCAATATACTATCATCATAGATACGCGTACCATTGTCATCATAAGACGGAATGTCCATAACAAAATATGCTAAGCCGTAGTCTTTAACTTTAGCTGCGGCATAATCGGTTATAAACGTTTCCTTAATACCTGGTAACGCAATAACATTATGATTAACAATCATTGGATCTGTCATAATGTTAATTGCAGTCATTATTGATGATACGTTTGCATTTGATTGTCCCGAACCATTCATGTTTGTCGCCATCCCGGGACTCTTATATGTTGCTTCAGCACCACCTAACGCATCAAATGATGTTGATTTATCATTCATACGTTTATTATTTTTATCAAGAAAATTTAAACCATCATAACCACCAGCAAAAAAGTTTGTAAATTTTGCGTATGGACTAAAACGATTGAAATCAGCAGCCGTTCCTTCAGCTAACAAAGTTGCAAATGTAATCCTATTACCACCAAATCCAGCGTCAACAACTGTATAACGTGATTGATCAGGTTTTGCATTTCGAACATACGCAGCTTCACGCATATGCTCATTAATAGATGATGTTAAGTTAGCAATCGCCGTCGTACCAAGAACAACTTTAGCAAGACTAAATTTATTATTGTTAAATGTATCAGCTCCTGAACCTGTTACTAACGTGTCTAATTTTTGAATACCTACAAACTTAGTGTAATTTTCTAATAATTTATTTTGTTCACTTACCGTGTTTGGATTAAGATCGTCTGTAAATCTTTCAAATTTAGCGCCCCAATAAAATAACGAACTTGCAATCTCTGTAACACCTGGTTCACCTACCCACGAAGAACCAACAAGTCGATCACCTTTTGTAACTTTAAATTGCATTGGAATAGGTGGAACAATCGCACCAGACAGACTTAACGAAGCACCTGATAAGATACCTGTCACTCGAATATTACCTGTGGTAACCCCTGAATCTGTGAGAGAATCTGTTGTCTTTAGTATATTGTGTCCCCTAAACCCAAATGGTAAAGAAACGTCAGGTATAATTGATCGATCAGCAGCATCAGACATTCGTATACGAACATACTTCGAATTATTATCATATTTACCAGACGTAATTAATCTTTTTTCTGAATCGACTGTTGCATCAAAATTATAAGAAATTTTACGATCACCAATCAATTTTGCAACATAATTAGTTGCTTGAGGATTCATTGAACAATTTGGAAATAATTCAAGAACTCGTGGATTTAAGTCTGAATCGTTAAACGCTCGTATTTCAACATTAAACGTTCCATAACGATTTGAATCATCAACAGATTTTTTGATATTTGAAATCGATACTTTGAACAAGCTATTTGCATATTCACCATCATCAATAGTTTCAAAATAAAACAGATCATGTTCAATGGGACCAAACGGTTGCGAAATAAACCACGTTGTCTTTGGAGCAGCATAACGAGTATCAAACGCACCATATGCATTACGCATAACAGTCGCAGTTTCACCACTTGTTGAAGACGTATTTGCCGAACCTGACAAAATTGCTATATCAGTTGCTGTCGCCATTTCGTTGTCAACAGGAAAATCAGCATATAATAAATGTTGTTCTTCAACAAACTTATCAGGATTTGTGTTTAATATTTTTGCATAATAATCGTCAGCTGTTGGATTTAATGATGCAGTTAAAACTCGAAGTCCAGAACTGTTATCTTGTTTATTAAATGCATCACCCAAAGATGAAGAAATAACAATTTTAAATTTACCATTAACACATGTCGCTGCGTCATCTGAACCCCACGCAGAAAAAGTACCAATAGCTGTTTCATTACCGTTTAGAACAATTACTCGTGAACTTGATGGAGTTAAAATCATACCACGCACTAAATTAACAGTTGAACCATTAAATGAATCGTTATCAGTGAACATTGCGCAACCATATGCTTCGTTTGTTTGAACACTGTGTTTTGCTGTCAAAAATTGTACGGCTCCATTATGTCGTCCACGTGGATCATCAGGAGCTGCTATACCTTCAACTTTTACACCAGCAGAAGTTACTCGACCTGTTGTTGAATATTTTGTGATATCAGCAGCTGTTGCTGTTACACCTGCGCCTAGTAGTCGTAAATAAGTCAATGATTGTCGATGTTTCAAAAATTCATTTGCTGCATAGGGACCAAATTTTTTTGAGTCAAGACCACCAAAAATGCCTTTGTACTCATCAAAGTCAGAAACTGTTACAGGCACGAATGCCGGACCACGTAACGACGTTCCAATAATACCCACCGGTGTTCCAACGGGTTGTTGTTTTGCGGGTGTTGATTGATCAAATTCACGTTCATAAAAATTGGGCGATCTAAAGGTCTGTTCAGACATTCTTAAACTCCTTACAAAGTAAATACAGAAACTACTAATCTATTATAAATATTTCCATTAATTTAAAGAAATTTCTAAATTATCGATCAATTGAAAATGACATTCCATCTAAATCAAAATCGCCAGCGTTTATCGTTGATTCACCCGTATGTTTGTTTACGTTTCGAATTTTGATATTTTTGTATTTTATATTACCGTTACGATCGACAGAACGAACTTTTATATATTTGTCTGGTTGTTTACCACGGGAAATATTTAACATTGCTGGATCATTTTTATTTACTAAAGTTTTATCATCAAGTCTATTATCGTTTGTTAATCGAGCATCTTGTCGTTGCAAACGAGTTGGATTAACATGATCATAAGGAAGCGACGGATCATCAACACCCAACCAAGGATCGTTAATAGAATCAATAGTATTTGCGTCTACTGATACGTTTGCTAAATCGTCTGTTATATTTGTTTTAAATTCTATATGTGTACAACTAACATAACGTCGAATAGGTACAGGTGCTCCAGGAACGTTTGTAGCTAAAATATATGCAGGTACAGTTAAAGAAAAACTATATTTAATAATACGTTCTTTTTCAAACATATCATCCCAATTATTATCAGGTTTATAAATTTTATCTTCAGCTGACGCAATGAACCAATAATCTGGTTTTTGTGGATTTGAAATCTTATATGAATTTCCTTGTGGAAGTTGAGCGCTTAACAAAGTTTCCAATATTTGATTCATATGTGTTGTGTATTGTGTCCATATTACAATGTCATAATGCGCAGAAAAAAACTGTGGTGCTGGTAAAGTCAATGTTTCCCAAATATTTTCATCTTTCATTGGTTTCATCAATGCACCGTCTGACACATCAACGTCGACATTAAACAAATCACCAATATCACGTTTTGTCATTAATTGTGAATCATCGTTAACATCAAGTGTCCCTTGATTAATCGCAACATTCGATTGATGATTAATAAACAGTCGATTAAACAAATTTTGATAGTTACGGTCTGATTTCATCAATCGTCTTTTTATAACAATTTCGCCAGTTTGTTGATTTATTCCTCTACCTGTTATATCATCTTTTATATTTTGCTCTATCGAAGAACGACCAATAGTAATCAAAGGCAATATTAAACGACCATTACGATCTCTAATTTCTTTTTTCTTCTTAATCATTGCCCACTTTTCACCAGCAGCAAAAATAGTTTTAACGGGAATTATTGTGTTTTCTGACGAAACTACTAATGGTAAATCTTTATTAAAAAGATTAAATATTGCGATATCGACATCTTCTATTCCACATGAAGGTATCGTAAAATCTACAACACGATTATTGTTACTATAACCTGACGACAGACGATCTTGTGAAGCTGGTACGTTAAATCTTGTTGTCATTTTTATTCCTCATCATAGAACGTACTTCGATCATGTTCATCTGCTCGAGTAGAAACTTCTCGTGGACCACTTTCAGGAAGTTCAAGTATACCATTTTCGATTAATGCACGCTTATCTCCTGTAATTCCTTCTGCGTTTGTTTCAAACCCTCGTTGTTGATAGAATTGTTTTTGTACAGCGTCAGCGTCAGAATAACCAATGTCTGTCGGTCCTTTGATCAACAAATCGATCGCTCCTTGTCGAGCAGGATAACCTACGAGACGCATGCCATCAGCATGTTCAGCAAACCCGTAAATATTACGCATTGAACGAGCTTCTGTGATTTCCCAAATAATATCAGAATACGTAAAATAATCGCCTATGCAGATATTAATTCCTTTTTCGATCATATCGCGATATTGAACGAATACTTCTGCTTTATATTGTTTATCAACGCCGGCGCTAGTTATTACTGTGTCTTTTTCATAAGAGCTATCTACAAGTGCATCTATAATAATCGGATTATCAAAAATCTTCTTTACTGCTTCATCGTAAACTTCGTGTGTTTTAGTTTTAATTTCAGACACAAGATAGTATCGGATTTTCGCACCTACGACGTCTTTAATTACCTCTTTAGTAATATCGCTTATAAAATCTATTTCTCGTTGTGTAATAAAAAGACGCGCCATATACTATTAATTAGGTAAAATCTTTTGTAAACATGCATCTTTATCTTTAAAATACTCAAAATCTGTTATTCTAACAAGACGTATTTTATTATTATTTACATAATCATCAAGTTCACGATCTTTTAACCATTTTTTATAAATAGCTTGATCACAACTTGTTTTAAACTCTTTAATTATTTCTATGTTACGATCAAGTCCATGCCAATATACACCGTCAAATGACACATATGTATTTATACTAATAATATAAAAATCTAATGACCATTTATTATCAATTATTTGTTGTACTTTAATATCATGTTTTCCAAAATATTCTTCAAGAATAATTCTAAATTCTTTTTCAGGTTTTGACATCCAAGAATTATAATTTTTTCTATTATTAAAAAAATGTTTTCGATAAGATTCGCTCTGCATAACAAATGGTACACCATGTTTTTCTAAACTACCACTCATCATTGCTTGTAAAACATGGTGTATTTGCATAGGATACTCAACACCCCAGTTTTGTAACATTGTGTTATGTTGTCGTTGTGTAATTTCTTCCGACTGCATTGCTGTTGGTACACCGTAACGTTCGATCATGGTTGATTTAAATTTTTCTTGAAATATTTGTGATTGTAATGGATATTCAACACCATAACGTTCAATCATAGTTGATTTAATTTTTTCTTTACAATGAACATCTTGAAATATATTTTCTACACCATGCTTTTTTAAACAATTTTCTATTTTATTTTGTGCACACACAGAGCCCTTTTTTTGTGATATACGTTTACATTCCTTAGAGCAAGAATGTGTTTTTGCATTTTTTATTTTTGTAAGATTATATCTTGATTCAAATTCTTTATTACAAACATCGCATTTTAATAAAAAATAAATACGTTCTCGAGGTCTATTCATTATATCAAAAAAATGTTCTATTCGTTGTTTTAAAATCATAGAATTACCCTTTAGAATAGGTATTATCTTATGATTAATTAAGCTATTGAAATTGNACGTCCCGCAGGAATAGGGATAAATTTTAACTGCGTATTCAAAAACGTCGCAAGGTTCGCTTGTTGTTCCATTAACTTTTCATTTGTCAACGTTCCAAGAAATTCTTGTAATTGAGTAATTAATTTTTCTTTATCTTCTCTAGCATGTGAAAGTAATGTATCACCATCTAAAGTAAGTTCGGCATTTGGAATTGGTATTGTCTTCATCTTACTACGAACACGACCAAGTACTTCTGTACATAAAGCAAGAGTAAATTGTCGAATCCATTGTTTACCAGGTTCTGTTATCGATGTATAAGGAATAATCGAAAGCGGCATGTTATGTGGACCAGAAATACCATTTATTGAATCGTCTTGAAAAGCTGGATTAAGTGGATCTTGTCGAGGGACAACTTTAATAAATAATTTTTGTGTACTATATAATCCTCCTGGAACTGGAAAAATACGTAATTTGGTTCCCATCATTTTCCAACTATAGTGTGAACGACGTACTCGCATAGCATGTTCTAATGCTTGACGACGTAAAACATCTTCAAAGACTGGTACAACATAGAATATTGTTGAGTTAACATATGACTCATAGTTCATATTTGTCGCAAGAAAATTTGTCATATTTGATGCATTGATCAATGATTGTTGAGCTGCACTTGGTTCGAAATGAAACACTTCTGCTATTCGCATCTTGCCTTTTGAACCAGATGGAAGCGCATCAAACACAGTTGAACCACTAATTGTATCAGACATTAGTTCCGTGTATACATCGTAATCTTGTTTCCCTGGCGTTAAGTTTATATAACCCAACATTCCATTGTAGCTTCCACCCACGTCAGCTTGACTTGCATAAGGATCTGCTAAACGCATTAAGTATTCAAGAGAAGGCATTACATATTTATTTGTGTAACTTGAGCCAGTCGGTTGTCCAAGCACATTTACTAAGTTTGATTTGATATTTAATTCATGTACGTAACGAGAATATGTCAATGTAGCTTCTTCGAAACAAGTCCAGATCTGTTTTTTTGCAATTTCCACAGATAAAATTGGGTCACCTAATTTACTTCTTACAAATGTTGTCATACAATCAGCATCACTTTGAAATAAAACTTCTGCGTCAAAAGCGCCGAAACTCGTAGGATGAATTGTTTGAACAAAAGTTGTCATTATATATTGTTAATTATAGCTTGTAATTCAGACATCCAAACATCTGTTTTAACATTTTCAATAATTCGATACAACTTCATGTTATTTTTTTCAAACCAGTAATTTTGATACTTGTCTCGATATTTTGCCAATAGTTGCATATTTGCAGATTTATCACCATTTTTACGAGCTTCTTTTAATTCAGATATTTCTCTTTCTACACCATGCCAATAAATTCCATCAAATTGAACATAAACATTACACACTGGTAAATAAAAATCAATTATCCAAAATGCGTTTAAATTTTCTTTTTTATAAAAAATAGGTACTTGTGACTCTACTTTATTAAAATTTTGACGTAAAATATCATAAACTTTTCTTTCAGCACCTGACGATGCTGTCGATCTATTTTCAATAACTTTTTTAATACGATTTTCAATCATTTCAGGACGTTTAAACACATTATCAACACCATATTTTTCAAGACATGTTTGACGTACTTTATCTTTTACTTCTTCAATTTGTAATGGATTTTCTACACCATATTTTTCAAAATATATTTG